CCTCGTATTCCTAGAAAGAAAGGACAGAGAGCTAATTCTAAAAAGCACTCTGATTTGTATACAGATGAAAATCCTAAAGGCACTATTAAAGGTTTGGGCTTTGCTAAAGTTAAAGACGCTAGGGCTTCTGTTGCTAAAATTAAAGCTTCTGGCAGAAGTCATGCGCATAAGACGCAAGCGGCAATAGCTATGGAGCAGCGAGCAAGAGAGATGGGCAAAGCATCAGCTGCTGCTGTTTACAGAAAATTTATCAACGCTCAGAAAAAAATTACAGCAAAGAAGAGAAAAAATGCATAACAATAAAACTATTAGAAAAGTTGCAGGCATGTTAGAGGGTGCATCTAAAGCACACGCTGGTCAGGCAAAGATGCTCCGTAAAGTATTAGCTACTCCTATGCCGAAAAAGAAAAAAAATGGCTCCAAGAAAAAAACCAAAAATTAATATTTCTGAGCTGCTTAAAAAACACAGAGCAGGTAAATCTATAGGTTCTACAAACAGGGCTAGATTAGTAGCTCGTGGTTTAATACCGCGTAAATCTGGCAAGCATAAAGGTAAAAAAATCGATTTAGGAAGAAGAGGAAAGTCATAATGGCTATGAAAAAAGGTGGAAAAAGAGGTGGAAACAGAGGCGGTAAGCGTAAGTAACGTTGACTGGTCTTCTTATTTTGTCTCAATAGTTTCAGTATGCCCCTGGAGTGGGGCATACTGGCGTAAACAAAAGATAGACGTTCAAACTTGGAAGGGTAAGATTTTACCTCTTGAAGATTATGTAGCTAGAATTTATATTCATAAAAACTCTAGCGGTAGAATACTCAAAAAAATAATGGAACGTATGAATGACACTAGACCTGAAGAAGAATGGTTGTTTAGTCACCCGATGTTCAAAGGTCACTCTACTCCTGTACCAATCCTAATACAACAGGATTTAGAATTATTAACAAAAGCTAGAAAAGGAAATAGAAATGCATAAAGAAAACAAACGCGTGATGGTTGATCGCGAAGACCCTAAAAAAATAGGTAAAGGTGGTAAGATGAATCGTAAAGCTGATAAGTTTTCAAACGGATTGACACCTGCTCAAAAGAAACTCCCACCTGCACTTCAAGCCGCTATTTTGAAGTCTAAGAAAAAGAAGAAGTAATGGACTTATCTAAAGCTGTGCTTACAGCGGAAATGTCTCAGAAGGTGTATGATAACAACACTGGTGTTGAAGCGTGGATGCGAGATAATGGATATGATAGTTGGGCTTGGTTCGATGTAGATGGGACTCAAGCTTTTACTTGTCGTAAACATAAGTCAACAGAAATTTTCATCGTATTTAGAGGAACTGAACCTAGCCAAGCGAAGGATATTTTAGCTGACGCAAAAGCTTGGAGAAAACCAGCACGAGAAAAGGGTTTAGTTCATTTTGGGTTTGCACAAGCTTTAGATAAAGTATATGATAATATTGTTCATTGGATAGATGAACAAAAACTTGATGATGCAACGATTACGTGTACGGGTCACTCACTTGGAGCTGCATTAGCTACTATTATGGCAAGTCGGTTAGACGCCAACGAACTTTACACTTTCGGTTCCCCCCGTGTAGGTAATAGAGATTTCGTCAAGGAAATGAAAAAGGACGGTGTTAAACACTATCGCTTTGTAAATAATAATGATATTGTAACATCCATACCTTTTCCAATACGTTTTAGACATAGTGGTGACTTAGTTTATATAAATCACTATGGCAACATTAGAAAAATGACACTTTGGCAGCGTACTAAAGATAAATATAGAGGTCGCTGGAGAGCCTTGAAAAAGGGTCAACCATTTGATGGTGTCTTTGATCATAGTGTAAATTTATATTATGAAAAATTAAAAAATGTACAAACCTCACAGGGCGAGAACTAGTTGCCCTCTATGCTCAACTGAAGAAGAAGTTTGGTTTCAGGCTGGCAAAATTGAACCACTTGATATTGTTGAGTGTGTCAAGTGTAAGAATGTCTATGAAGCTGGTGATTTTATCAGTTCTTTTCTTGAGTTACGTCAAAACTCAACTGTCTCATCTAATTATGCTGTAATGTCTACTACTTTATAACGGAGAACGTTAATGAAGATTTTAGTGTGTGGCGATAGTTTTGCTGCAGATTGGACAGTCAAGTATAAGGATAAAAAAGGTTGGATAAACTTATTGAGCGAAAAATACGATGTTACAAATTTAGCTCAAGCCGGTTGTTCTGTATATAAAATCTATAAACAAATTTTTTCTCAAAACCCCAATGATTATGACGTAATTATTCTGTCTCACACAGCATATACAAGAATTTTCACAGAGCATCACCCTGTGCATTATAATGACTCTTTACACAGTAATTGTGATTTTATATACAATGATGTAGTATTTCATAGTGAGAGTAACGATAAGTTAAAATCTGTGGCAGATTATTTTGAAAACTATCTAAGCCTTGAATATTCAAAATTCATCTACAACTTAATTGAAGAAAAAATTGACAATTATCTAACAAATTTTAATGGTAAATTATTACATATTTCTAATCTTCCACGAGATGAAGATTTATATCAATTTGAAAATTTAATTGATCTTAGTCACATAACTGATACTCATCCAGGACTAATGAATCATCTCAGTGATGAAGGAAATATTAAACAATTTAAAATTATTGATGGATATATAAATGTCAACTTATCTTAAACCTATAAACCGTTCCTTAATAATTACTCCTGATTCGATCTATAAAGATGCTTCCTTTGAGTTGACAGATTTGTATCATGATAGTTTTTTAAAATTACTCAAGCATTTAATTAGTCAACAGAACTCTTTCACCTGTTCACTCTCTTATCTAAAATTACAAAATATTCCAGAATCCAGTAAAAACTTTTTAACCGCTTGTGATTTTTTATTTCAAAGAAAATTTTCTCTTTTGAATTCTAGTTTCAGCACTAGTTATTATAAATGGATTAATAAAAATTTTAATGATGTAGAATATATTGACTATGAACTACCTTGTTAACCCTCATTTAGAAAAGTTTTTCAATGAGACTCTTTATTTTCACGGGTCAGATCAGCTTGAAAAACTCTCAAGAGCAAAGATAAAAAATTTTTTATCCTTTCCTTATCCCATTTCGTATAAAATAAACTCAAGAGGATTTAGAGACAATGATTGGCCTTCAGACACCTCTAATGTTATTTGGTGTTTAGGTGATAGTGCTACTTTTGGTTTCGGCTCTCCAGTAGAACATACATGGTCAAGCATTTTGCAACTTAAAAGCAGAAGAAGATGCTTAAATCTAGGCGTTGAGGGAGCTTCTAATATTTTACTATCAAAAATGGCTAAACAAATAATTGACAATTATGATCCCAAAGTTATGGTTATAATGTGGTCTTTTTTCCACAGGAGACATAAAGATCCCTGGGAGTTTATACATTTTGCAGGAGGTTCTTATGATGAGGACTTACAAGTTTTTAATCAATGTTATGAGGAGGTTAACTATTTTAACACTAAATGCACTATCATTAATCTTTTAATACCCACTCAATCTCCTGATAATTTAAATAGTCCTATATTCCATACGTCTCAAGTTGACTTTGCAAGAGATGCTTACCATTTTGATTATAAAACCGCTGAAATTTATGTAGAACATATCCTTTCTAAAATCAGTTAGAACTTGTTAAGTGGTTAAAAATATACTATATTAAGTTATATTTTAATTAAGGAGAATCAAATGGCAGGTAAAAGAAGTTCTGGTAAACACTATGTATCTAAAGGTGAGCGTCCTAATGTAACACGTTCTGTGTTAAATGCCCTTCGTCGTGAATATCTAACCTCAGATGCTCGTCTAAACAACCAAGTAAAAGCATGGCGTCGTGGTAAAAATGTTATGCTAACTGTCAAAAACCCTGACAAAAAGAATACTAAGGAGCGTATGATTCGCATTCCTGCTATTGATGTATGGGGTTTTCCTCGTCAAGCTAATATAAAGATGCGGTAATGACTGAGTTTAAAAATGGTATGCTTAATACAACTAAGAAGTTGATGACTAGCGGTAGCTTGACTCTCGCTATCATCTTCTTTTTTGGGCATGTAATAATCGCTATGTGTGTTGTCAGTATTATAACAGGCGCAAGTATATGGGAAGCAGGTACAGTTGCCGTTGTAGAACCAGCTATTAACAGTGTTTGGTTTTATTTATTACATAAATTGTGGAGTAAGTTCAATGAAGTTAAGTGAAATAAAAACAAGGTTTGGTGAAGGAACTGATTTTGATTTAGACTATGGTAAATTACTTATCATTGCTCTATGTGTTTATATTGCTATACAGGTATCCTGATGGAATTTTTGTGGGCAGTTTACTTAACCACTTGTTTAAAAGGCCAATGTTATACACAGGAGGTTCAACGATATGATCCTCCTATGGCTCAATACAAGTGCGAGCGTCTACTAGAAGTGTATGCATCAATACCAGCTGATGGTAATTGGGATACTATTGAGTGGGTATGTAAACCGCTTAACAGTGAGGGAATATAATGCCTGAAGGTCCAGAATGCACTCGTACTGCTAAACAAGTTGATAGAGCAGTTCGAGGTAAAAAACTTGTAAACATGAATATCATTTCTGGAAGATACACTAAAAAACTTCCAGATGGTTTTGCTGATTTTTATATCACACTTGAAGATCAAAGCCTACCTGTAAAAGGGGTATTCAATAAAGGTAAATTTATATGGTGGGAGTTTGGAGATATGTTCCCAATTTGCTACATGTATACTACCCTGGGAATGACAGGCAATTTTAAACTAAAACCTTCTAAACACACGCGTTTTGCTTTATACTTTGATGATGATTCATCTATCTACTACAACGATATGCGTAATTTTGGCACTATTAAGTTTGTTCATAAAGAAAGTGATTTACAAGCAAAACTTAGATCAATTGGACCTGATATGCTTAATAATCCTTGTACTCTTGACGAATTTAATACCCGCGCACGAAGTAATCCCAATTGGTCGGTGGTAAAGTGGTTGATGGATCAAAAGAAAATCTCAGGTGTGGGTAACATTTATAAATCAGAATCACTATTTTTAGCTGGTGTAGCACCACATAGAACGATGGGAAGTTTAGATGAAGAAGAGCTTGAAAAACTTTATCACGCAATTTGCAAAGTACTGGCGGCATCATATGAGTCAGGCGGCGCAACTATCCGTAATTATAGTGACTTATATAATAATCATGGCAAGTATACACGGTTTGCATCACATCCTGGTGAA